TCTCTTTTCGCTCGGAGATTCCGTAATTATTAAAGAAAGCGATGAGGTAGGAACTATCTCAATGCTTGGTGCTAACTACCTAATTGTTGACACAGCCAAAGGACGAACACGTCAATGGTTGGAGTCAGTGGAGAAGGTTAGTGGTAAAGTGTGCGGACATGTTAAGGAAGATGTAGCCAAACCAGATACCAAATATTCATTTGCAAGTTTTATAACAGAAGCGGAATATCAAGGTAGAAAGGTTAAACTAAATGATCCGTTTAGAACCCCGAAGGCCAATAAAGACTATGGTGTGTATGATCGCAATGATACTAGTGACATCACTCTTGTTCGGTCTAGTAATAACAATATGCAAGAAAGCAAATCCCTACCACCAAGAAATAAGTAATTGGTTCGTAAGACCAGAAGACCAAAGCAGTAGTAGTAACAATAACCTAAAAATGGGAAAAGTGGATTAATATGCCAGATGACTTGCACAGATTGGATAGAATTGAAGCGAAGATAGATAAACTATCTGACGCACTGATAGCTATCGCACGAACCGAAGAGAAATTGATACAAATGGAGTTGAAGAACTCTGCAAATTATGATAGAATGAATAAGTTCAGTCAGAAACTGGATGATATAGAGAAGTCGGTTGCGGACAATGCCGCAACTGTAGGTCTCATTAACAAACTATTCTGGGTAGCAGTTGTTGCTATCTCAGGATCAATTGCCGCCCAATTGTGGATGTAAAAGGAAAACACACATGGAAAAAGATGTAATGAACAGATTGGGCGATGCATACGCAGAAGTCCAAGAAGCTACACTAAAGCAAAGAGCATTGGCTAAAGCCGCTAAAGATGCTCAACCAAAAGACAAGGTGTCTCTTAAGAAGGCACCGTGGGACAAGAAGGAAGAAGTTGAAGAAGATGCTTCTAACGACAAGTCCGATGATGGCGAAGGTCTAGATAAAGCAGATCCTAAAGCCGCTAAGAAGAAGTTCAAAGATCGTAAAGATAAAGATCTTGACAACGATGGTGATACTGACTCGTCTGATGAGTACCTTCATAAACGCCGTAAGGCTGTTGGCAAATCTATTGCCAAAGAAGAGGTCGATCTTGAAGAAGCCGCTCGTCGCAAAGGTGCTCCAAAGATGGGTGGAGATTCCATTAAAATTCAACGTGCAAAAGATAAAGCGCATGCTGATGCTATGGGTCGCCATGTGAAATCTGGTCGCCGTAAGTCTCTTAAAGCTTATACCGAAGAAGCAGATGAAACTACTCCTTGTAGTGAATGCGATGGATCTACAGAGAACCATGCTAAGGATTGCCCAAAGAACCCTGATGTTGAAAAGGGTGGTGCTGAGAAGGCTGTTATGAATCCTAAAGCAGAAACCAAAACAGAAACCAAAACAGAAAATACTAAGTGGACTGTATACAATCGTATCATGGAAAAGGTTCGTGGTGATCAAACTAAGAACTCTGTTAAAGCTATGGATCCAGAAGATAATCAATCTGGTGAAGAAAAGAAGTTTGTTGATGACCATGAGAAGATGGGCACGGCAGACAGGCAAGCAGATAAAGCCGATATTACAATTGCAATGGCTAAGAATAAACATGCTATTGATAACCCAATGAAAGCCGCTCCACTTCGTCCAGGCGACAATAAGCAAGGCGACTTGAAGGCGGATAAGCCAGAAGGAAGGATGTAAATGATTAAACCCCCACAATGGTGCTCAAAGGCAGTTCCAACAGTACGTGGTTGGAAACACCACGCACGTAGAGAAATCTTGAAGCCTATGCGCTTCACTCAAGAACAGGTAGACGAGTACATGAACCATATGAACGGTGAACCCGAAGTGATCGTGGAAGTTCCACAAACACCAGAACCTTCTATGTTGACTGAAGCTCCTGTTGCAGGCGACTTGGATAGTATGACTAAGGTACAACTTGAGGCTCTTGGGCGTCAAAATGGTATCGAACTTGACCGCCGAAAGGGTAAAAAAACTTTGATAGATAGTGTTAAGAAAGCAATTAAATTCTCCTAATCAAAGTGAACATTATTCTATGGAAATGAAATTAACTGAGGATAACATCCCACTATATGCCGCCAAGCATTACTACAATCCACTTGGTTCAGATCATGAGGAATTCATAGAGGACTTAAAACGACTTAAGTATATTAAGCGGTTGGTGAATAGGTATATCGAAACAGATTACCTAGCTGACCGCTTAATACTCAATCACTTGATAGTCATTCATAATGTGTTTGGTGTCACACCGGGTGTTAATATGTTGAAGATTAAACTGACGGATAGTCAGATGAGTGTGATAAAGCCATTCTTAGTTTTTCTAAGATACATTAAAAACGACGAAATAACAAATACGCCTATGGATCCACAAGTGGTCGAAAGGTTGAGGAACATCTAAATGGGCATTCTATCCAGAGCAGGAGATCTAGTATACACCTTGCGCTTTCTGAGGCTACTAACCACGCCTTGGGAAAACACAGGTGCATTCGAAGCAGGTCTTATTGACGGTTCGGGGAAAGTTATAAAGAAAGCAGTCACACCAGAAGACAAGAATGTTTATAATGCTTTTCACAAGCTCGTGTTCAACATCAAGAGGCTTTTGCCCGGAAAACGATTTGGCTCATATGCCGCCGCACTATTCCTTTTAAAGGAGAAGTATGGAGTAACCTGCTTTGACAAGATCCTCAAAGAGAGTGGGATAGATCCAGTTGATATGGTAGCAGAGTCCAGTGAGTGGTTTGTTTTGGAAAACAAGCAACTGTCTCCCGGAGTGTTTAGGGTGAACGGAAGTAAGGTAATCAACGAAACTTGTGATGAAGTTGTTATCAAAAGAGATCAAGTACGAATTAAAGAAGATACATTCCCTGTTGGCGAAGTTCTAGGATTAGACATCTATGAGGTAACTCATATGCGAACAGGTAAGAATATCTATATAACGGCAGGGGAACTAATCAGATGATTAAAGAAGATGCACCGACTAACTCTATCGCTCATGGTGGCGTGGACATGGCACCGAATGCATTGCCTAAGCCTAAAGAGATCAATGTAACTGACAAAAGACATTCAAAGAAGAAACAACCTGTACTGCTAAAGCGGTTTAGGAAGTTTGTGGAAGGATTGAGTTATGATTAAAGTATATCTATTTCTTATAGTCGTAGGGATTATGGGATCGGCTGGATATGGTGGTTACAAATACTACCTATGGAGCCAAGAAACTATGAATACTCTTCGTGAGAACAATGTGAAGCTAGAGGCCGTTACGGTCACACAAGCTAACACCATCAAAACGATGACAGAGAATGCGGAACGTAATGAAGAATTGAACGCAAACCTATCTAAAGCACTACAGAACTCACAGGTGCACTTGGACGCTTTGAGAAACAAGTTCTCGAAGATTGATTTAACTATGGAAGCTATAACAAACCCACAAGGTTTGGAAGAAAGGGTTGACAATGCAGTCGCTAAACTTATTAAAAGAATTGAAACTGAGACATCTCCTCCTGTTGACAGCACCGCTACTGCTGATTAACTGTGGTGCGGCGTCTCGACTAATCGAACCAAAAATCATTACACAGACAGAGTTTGTGGAGCAATCGGTGCCTATCCAAGCACGTCCCAAAGGTGTATCAATGCCACCTGTGGATTGGTATGTGGTTAACGGAGATAACGTTGAGGAATTCCTAGAGAGAGTTCAAAACGATACTGGACAACCAGTCTTCTTTGCTATTACACCTAAAGGATATGAAAACCTTGCCTTGGGTATTGGGGATCTACGCCGATATATCAAAGACACACAGGCTGTTGTAGGCTACTATGAAGAAGCTCTAACACCATCTGAGCCTTAGTGTCACATGTAGTACATTAATTTGATTATCTACTACATTTAGCTATTTACAAACTACCCAACATGCTATATACTACTACCAACTGGGGTGAGTATTCTCTCATCCCATTTTCTATGGAGACGCCGTTTATGTTGTTCGAAGAACAAATCTCACGAAAGCCTGATCAATACCCTTGGACTAAACAGTTCATTGAGGCGATTTGGAAAGGCTTTTGGACACCCGAAGAATTCAATTTCCGCTCAGACTATTCCCAATTCAAAAATGATTTAACCCCAGCAGAACAACAAGTTGTTGTCAAAACAATGTCCGCTATTGGACAGATTGAAATTGCGGTTAAATCATTTTGGGCAGACGTAGGTAACAACCTACCACACCCATCAATTAAAGATCTAGGTTACGCTATGGCGAACTCAGAAGTCATTCACAACATGGCTTATGAAAAGATCTTAGATGTTCTACACCTCACCCATGTATTCGAAGAGAACCTCAATGTAGAGGTCGTAAAGGGTCGTGTAGATTACCTACGTAAATACAATAAAAAAGTATATGCTGATGATCGAAAGCAGTACATCTACTCAATTATCCTCTTTACATTGTTTGTAGAAAATGTTAGTCTGTTCTCACAGTTCTACATTATCATGCACATGAATCGCAACAAAGCGGTAATGAAGGACTGTGCACAACAAGTACAATACACACGTAACGAAGAGATGTTGCATGCTCAAGTTGGCATCAAGCTGATCCAGACATTGCGTGAAGAGTATCCAGAACTGTTTGACGAAGAGCTAGAAGAGCGTATCAAGCATGAGTGCATTGAGTCTTTGAAGGCTGAGAGTAAAGTTATTGAATGGATTATGGACGGACACACCGCCGATGGTCTAAGTGCTGATATCCTAAAGTCTTTCATTGCGAAACGCATGTCAGATAGCATGGATTCAATTGGCATAGATAGCAGTGAAATCGTTTATGACGATGATCACATTAAGCAAACGTTCTGGTTTGATGAAGAACTATTTGGCGCAAACATGACAGACTTCTTTCAGAAGAGACCTGTTGAGTATGCAAAGGGTAAAGGCATCTCCGCAGACGATTTATTTTAGAGGATATATGATGGGTTTCGAATGGGCAAATGATGATTCACGGAAGTTTTTGAGCCGTGGATACATCGACGGTAATATGACCGTTGAAGAAAGAACAAGAAATATTGCACAAGCTGGGGAGAAATCTCTTGGCTTGGAAGGCACAGGATGGGCTGATAAGTTCTACGACTATATGAGTCGTGGCTTCTATTCATTGTCTTCTCCTGTGTGGGCAAACTATGCTACAAGTAAAGGACTACCAATCTCATGCAATGGGGTTAAGGTAGAGGACAACATGCCATCGATCTTAGCTAAGGTTGCAGAAGTTGGTATGCAGACTAAGATGGGTGCAGGCACATCTGCATACTTTGGTGCACTACGTCACCGAGGTGCTCCTATTAAGAGTGGTGGTACAGCCGATGGTCCTGTACACTTTATGAACCTATGGGAAACAACAGTTGATGTTGTGGCACAGGGTAATGTTCGTCGTGGATCCATGGCGGCATATCTTGATGTTGAATCTCCTGACATCATGGAGTTCCTAGATGCACGTGAAGAGGGATCCTCTATCATCAATCTAAGCCTTGGTGTTTGTATTGGTGATGAGTGGATGCAGTCTATGATCGACGGTGATCAGGACAAGCGTACTGTTTGGGCACGTATCCTACGCAAACGCCGTGAGAGTGGCTATCCTTATTTGTTCTTTAAAGATACGATTAATAATGCCGCACCAAAAGCATTGCGTGATCAGGGTATCAAGATTTGGGCATCTAACTTATGTTCAGAGATTGCACTACCATCTTCAGAAGATGAATCGTTTGTGTGCAACCTAGCATCTATGAACGTACTGAAGTATGATGAGTGGAAAGAGACAGACGCTGTTGAGACAATGATTTGGTTCCTTGATGCTGTCATGGAAGAATACATTGAGAAGACTGATGATGTTCCATTCATGGGTTCGTCTAACAAGTTTGCTCGACGTTGGAGAGCTTTGGGTCTAGGTCAACTTGGTTGGCATTCGTACCTACAGTCTAAGATGATCCCATTTGAGTCGTTTGATGCACACATCCTAACTGTTGAGATCTCTAAGTTCATTCAAGACCGTTCTTGGGCGGCATCTAAAGAACTTGCTATTGAATATGGTGAACCAGAAGGTATGCTTGGTTATGGTATGCGCAACCTGACTACATGTGCAATTGCTCCGACAACAAGTTCGTCTTTCATCTTAGGTCAAGTGTCACCTTCTATCGAACCATTGGCTTCTAACTACTTCACCAAAGACTTGGCTAAAGGTAAGTTTACATACCGCAACCCATATCTTGATGATGTTCTGACAAAGCATGGTAAGAATGATGATAAGACTTGGTTGGACATTCTGAAGCACGGTGGATCCGTACAACAACTAGACTTCTTGTCTGATGAAGAGAAAGCTGTCTTTAAGACATTCTCAGAGATTGCACCATTGGTCATTGTACAGCAAGCAGGTGCTCGACAGAAGTATATCGATCAGGCACAGAGCTTGAACATTCTGATCCATCCCGATGTACCAGCAAAAGATGTCAATGCTTTGATTATCGAAGGTTGGAAGTTGGGCGTCAAGACGTTCTATTACCAACGATCAGCTAACCCAGCTCAGGAATTGGTACGAGATATCATGAACTGTGCGGCATGTGAGGCGTAAATGGCGAAACCAATCAAACACGAATGTACGATCTGTGAAGAGGAAACTTTGATAGAAGTAATCTCAGGAGAAGTTCCTTGCCACTGTCCTATGTGTGGCTATCCAATCATTATGGAAGAAGAAGGATATGAAGAGTTAGAAGATGACTAAATAACACCGTAATGAAAAGGTGAATTATGTGGTTATTAGAAGATAAAGAATTTAAGCCCACCCCTGATGAGTTATCATCGTGGGTGGGTTTTGTGTATGAGATCCTTGATACCGCTAACGGTATGAAGTATATCGGCAAGAAGAACTTTTGGTCTACTAGACGGTTGCCACCACTTAAGGGAAAGAGCCGTAAACGTGTGATAGTAAAAGAATCCGACTGGATGGATTACTATGGATCCAACGAAGCAATCAAACAAATACTGACCGAACATAGTGGAGATCGTTTTAGACGTTCTATCGTGCGTTTGTGTGTCAGTAAGGGGGAAATGTCTTATATGGAAGCTAAAGAACAATTCGAGAAAAACGTGCTTTTTGACCCTAATTATTACAATGAATTCATAGGGTTAAAGTGCCATTCAAAGCACGTTTCTCATTTAGCCCCGGAAATGATCAATGGTGGACGTTAAATTCGCCAATGAACTACATTGGGCGGTCAAGGGTCACCTGATCCCCAAGGGAAATGACTTAGATGAGATCAAAAAGATCTATGACAGTTACCTTAAACGCATGTGGGGGAACCACGAATACTGTTATAGGCTCATAGGCTTTGAGCTTGCTTGGTCTGATAGACTAGAAGAAGAGGCCAAAGAGATCTCTAAGGTGGCACGTCTAGGTTACGATTAGTCTTGACACCCCATTTGCTACATGCTATATTAGTTATGATAACAAATAGGAGCGATTCGAATGGGACTAAAACAAAAAATGTTTGTGGCTAAGTATAAGCTATATAATGACGTTACCAAGGAAGCTTACTTCTATACAGATAAGCAAGCTATGACTTGGGTTACTGAAGCTAACAGTACGAATCTGTTAGAGAGTTTCGTTATTGATCACCGTGATGTGGGAATGGAAGAGTTCATATGATATTAATTGATTATAATGCTGTTGCGATTAGTACGTTTCTAGCCTCAAAGATGTTGCCTGATGAGGATTCGATGCGGCACATGATCCTTAACCAAATCCGCATATATCGTGGAAGGTTTCAGCGAGAATATGGAGAAATCTGTGTTGTTGCTGATAATGGTACGAATAACTTTCGTAGAGAGATCTTTCCACAATATAAGGCCAAGCGTAAGAAAACTCGTAATGAGAGCAAGGTTGATTGGAATGAAGTGTACCGTTGTTCAGATCTTGTTCGTGATGACATTCGTGACAACTTTCCATACAAGGTCATACATCAAGAGGGCTGTGAAGCCGATGATGCGATTGCTCAGTTGTGTTACGAAACTCAAGAGTTTGGCAAGCACGAGCCTGTCATGATCGTCTCAGGAGATAAAGACTTTTTGCAGTTGCAGACGATGAAGAACGTTAAGCAGTATTCGACGGTTACTAAAAAGTTCCTAGTGGAGCCAAATCCACGACTATTCCTAGCTGATCACATCCTCAAGGGAGACTCGTCTGATGGTGTGCCTAACGTACTGTCTGATGATAATGTCTTTGTAGATGAGCGTAGGCAGAATACACTGACTGCCAAGAAGAAGGCAATGCTCATGGAAGATCCATCTGCATTGGGAGATGAAGTGCTTCGTAATATACATCGTAACAGAAAGTTGATCGACTTGAAGGAATGTCCAGAAGTTGTCAAACAAGATATTATAAATAACTACGATAGCCAAGATCCTACGGCAAATAACACCAAGGTTCTTAACTATCTCTTGACTAACAGATGTAGATTATTAATTGAAAGTGTAGGAGAGTTTATTTAATGACACTAGTATATGAGGTGCTTGAAGACCTAGTCAAAGCATCAACTAAAGAGGATCGTGTCGAGATCCTTAAGAAGAACGAATCTTGGCCTTTAAAGGACATCATTCGAGGAACTATGGACAGCACTATTGTGTGGAATTTGCCTGTGGGCGCACCACCATATACGCCCAACAAAAATGGTTCCGAACCATCCAACCTTCACCGACAGCACAAGAAGTTTGTTAACTTCATTAAAGGTGGTCCTGGGGACAACATGCCCCCTATCCGTAGGGAGAACTTGTTTGTAGAAATTCTGGAGTCAATTCATCCAGAGGACGCCAAACACGTGATCAATATGGTTAACCAAAAACGTGCAGTAAAAGGTTTGACCCGCAAGGTAGTTTACGAAGCATTTCCTGGTCTACTCAGGGATGCATCTGGCTAATGAATATCCATCCATAACAACTATAACAAAGGTCGTCTCACTTGTGGGTTGACCTTTTTTACTTTAAGGAAAACTTACTAATATGATATCAGCACAAATTGAACGTCTCAAAAGAGACAGTCGTGAGCTTACAACATATGGGAAAAAACTAGAGAAGAAGGGTAGAACCGATCTAGTTCATAAAATCATGTTAAAGAAAGAGTTCATCGATCAACATATCGCAGATGTAGTATCGGAACACGCTAAGTTTAATTAGGAAAACGAATCACTTGACACCTTTGCCTAACGTGTGTATAATAAAGTAACATTGTTAAGCAAAGGTGGAGAGTACCATGAATATCTTTATATTAGATAAGTGCCCAATCAAATCAGCACAAATGCAGTGCGACAAACATGTAGTCAAGATGATCCTAGAGAGTGGTCAGATGCTATCGACTGCACACCGTATGTTAGACGGTAAGTTAACCAAACGTCCATCACAATCAGGCAAGACTATGTCAAAGTATTGGGAACTCAAAAACCCTGTCATGGAGCAAGCGTTATATAAGGCTGTACACACAGGCCATCCCTGTACTGTATGGACTATGAAAACTAACTCCAATTACAATTGGCATTATAAACACTTCATTGCGCTATGTGACGAGTATACAAAACGTTATGGTAAAGTGCATATGACTGATACTAAGTTACGTGATTTGCTCAAACGTGCTCCTACTATGACATGCTATAGCAATATTGTAACACCGTTTGAACTTGCTATGGGTGCATCACCAGAGTGTATTGACAAGTCAGATCCTATTGGATCATACCGTAAGTTCTATCAAACCAAGCAAGAGCGTTTCTCTATGGTCTGGACTAACTCTGTCGTACCCGATTGGTTCCGATATAACGTAGCTATATAAAAGCGTAACACATAATGGAAGCATAGCATGCCAGTATATACAATACGAGATACCAGTAGTGATGAAGAGTGGGACACAGTAATGTCTTGGTCTCAGCTTACAGAGTATCTATCTGAAAACCCCCTCTACACCCAAGTTTTATCTACACCCAAGATCCTATCTTCAGTTGGTGGTTCTATTGCCAAGACCTCTGATGGGTGGAAAGACTTGACTAAATCAATGCACAAACACGCAGGTCGAGAAAGCAAAATGAAAATATGAGCCGTAAACAAACGACTAAGAGCATGATCCTAC